TGTTATTAGGCATAAAAGAATAACTGGTAGAGACATACGTGGACATGTCATCGCTCCTGTTAGCGACGACGTTGTCTATCCTGTTGCTGGTTATGCTGTTGATATCCAAGATGGTTATACTATTCCTATACATGTTGATCACGTTTACCAACTACGTGAAGATCTTGGCGAGGTACCTGAAAGGATAGAGACTCATCGTGTTGTTAATGACAAGCATTATGTTTATGAATCGTACATGACTGATTATATTAAAGTTTTTGGTTTACAAGGAACTGGTAAATGTTGTTCTCCATTAATAGACCCTAGTGGAAAAATCTATGGATTACATTTTGCTGGAACCTCCGTGTGTGATGTTAAAATTGGTTACTCTGCTCCCATCTTTAAGGAACATTTTATTGATCTTGATGAACCTGTTGCTCATGACAGCTTGGCTACCGAAGGACTCCGATTTTACTCTCACTACCCCAACCCTCCTTACCACACTGACAAGAGTGGTATTGAAAAATCTGCTATCCATGACTATGCATGGGATTCTCTCACTGTCCCGTGTATTCAAAGTCATAAAGACCCTAATTATGTTGGAAATTCTACTCCTCTACTTGATGGTGCTTCTACAATTGGTGCTCGCACTGAAAAGCCTGATCCTATTGTACTTAGCTGTGCCACAAGCGCTGTTGCTGATGAACTATTTCGTTACATGCCAAAACCTGCTATGGTTCCCCCTGTCTCTCTTAAAGAGGCTGTTCTTGCTGAGAACCATCATAATGTCGAACCAATGAGACTATCGACTAGTGCCGGATTGCCGCTTGTTGCTGATATGAGAGTTCACACCCAGAAATCCCAGTACGTGCTCGTTACTGAGTTACCTGATGGAAGGCGCAAAGTTGAACTAGAACCCAACTTCCGTACTGTTTATCAATCGCACTGGCAAGGCAGAAAGAATGGTGTTCCTCCACGAGAACCGTTCTGGGCTCACTTAAAATCTGAGCGCCGCAAACCAGCCAAGGCTTACTCCTTTGGAGGCACTCGTGTCTTCAACGTAGCACCTCTTGAACTTGTTTTGTCCTCTCGCCGTGTTCTTCTACCGTTTATGGATGCTTTCCACTCTGATCCAGTACGATTGCACCATGCAATTGGAATATCTCCTGATTCTATAACCTGGACTCACCTTGTTGAAACCTTACGTTTACGCGGAAATAGATTGATACAGTTGGATTTTTCAAAGTTTTCTGATACCTTACCTTGGGACTTCGTGTATGCTGCATTTTCCATTATAAAGGAATATTATCGTAGGCATAACGCACTCACTGCTGACGTTAGCCTTATTATTGATACCCTTTGTTACGAAATTACAGCATCCCTAGTTTGTATTGGTAATGAAGTTTATGAACTTGTCAATGGCGTCCTCCAAGGCCATCCTTTGACCAGCATCATCAACTCCATTGTCAATCTAATTGAGCAAGTCTATGTCTGGATGATAACAACTAAATTACCAGGCACAGATTTCTTCAAACACTGTGGTATTGTTGTCATGGGTGATGATGTTGTCATATCATTGCCGGAATTTTTACTACCTATTTATAATGGAATAACTATTGCAAAAGCTTTTAACGACATGAAAATTAAAGTTACTGATGAAAATAAAGATCCCAACAATATCCAAAGATGTCAGAAATTTGAAGAATTTTCATTCATATCTCGTACTTATCAGCTTCACCCCTATCGCGAATGTTACCTGGCTCCTTCCGAGATTGATGCTATATTTGACTCACCTTTATGGATTCGTGGACGTGACGGCCCTAATAATGAAAAGACTATTGAAAATGTTGAACAATCGCTCATGCTCATGTATGGACACGGACCTGCTATGTATGAAATGTACCGTGCGCTTCTCCAACACCTTGTACCTGATCTCTCTCTGCGTTCCTGGTTTGACTTAGATTATATATTTTTTGTCGACACTAATATGTTTGATACTATGTTATATAATCGAGGGCTGAGACAACTTAAACCTGGTAGCTACAACCTACTAGAGGCGAAGCTAGGGCGAACTGGTTCTAGTCACAATTCCACCAACAGGCCACTAGAGGCGGGGATAGGGCGAATTGCTTTTAGCCAATCCCCGGACACTACTGCGAACCAGTACCATGATGTGGACTTCCTTAATAATGTGAAGTTAGACACGCATGGAACTGTTATTGGTAGTTATAAGTGTCGTTGTAGATATAGATGTGAAGAAGAATTGATGAAGAGAGTAGCACAAGTCGAAGAGCGTACTAAAACTCCCAAGGAACAGTTCCTACCCTTCACTTCACAGGAAGAAGGAACCAGGATCCTTGGTGCTAGGATTGCAATAGCTAAGGGAGGCGAAGCACGCGGTTATCCCTCAATCATAGCCCCTGAAGTGGGAAGAGAAGAGATCCACGCGGTTAGTTTTTAATCATAGCTTTTGTACACCAGCATTATTTTAACCCCATTATATAGTTAGTATATTCATTTAAGTATATATATATATAACCTATTCAAACCGGCGGATGTATAGAGAGGTCTGTAAGGTAATCTCTACGTCGGTAGTTATTTTATAACCATGTAAGTGGTATAGTTATAACCATAGTTTAACATTTCAATTGTTGTGCCTAGGAAACAAGAAATATGGAACTACAATGTTTGCAC